AGAGTGGGCTGATAGAGTTGAAGGTAAAGCAGTATCTAGAGAAGTATCTATGGCTCTAGTTACTGATGATAGTGATAATACTGCATCAGCTACAAGAGAGCTTATCCTAGATAAGTTTGATGAGCTAGGTAATATCTGGGCAGACTATGGTAAAGGTTCTAAAGAAGAACAGAAAGAACTTAAACATGATGAGGTATTGAGACTAGAAGAGGGAACAGATGGGGAAACTGAGGGATAGACTTGTACTAAAACTTGGTGAAGTCCATCCTAAAAGTGAATTACTACCCTGGTTAAAGGGGTATATACCACATCCAGACTCTTATATTAGGAACTCAATACCTATTGAGAAAAGACTCTATTATGCTAAGCTAGGTTATACTGAGTTCTTAGCTGAAATGAATATTGAACTCAACTTTGACCAGGCTTTAGCTATTGGAGCTTTAATATCTGGTGACTATCATACTGGTTACATGATTGAACCTCCTAGGTTTGGTAAATCCTTTATCATGGGAGCGTTAGCTAACTATTTAGCCATGCACAGCTACAGCGTATCTGTAGTTGCATCTAAGTCTTCTAGAACAGCCAAGGTTATGGAACACGCTAGAAGGCATCTGAGAGGTGCTAGTATCGACATGAAGAACATGTTGGTAGAAGAGTCCAAGGCATCAATTAGCAAGGCTGACAAGCTCCTAGGACGGTCTGAGACTGCTTATAGTAAGTCAAGGATTGTCTTTAAGAATGGTAATAAGATTGATACTAAATCTACAGGGGATACATTCTCTAGTATGGACTCAGATGAAAACATTGGTGAAGGTTCTCATGTTCTTATTGATGAGATGGACTTTATCTCAGAACGTGCCTTAACAGAGCTTGGTAGACGTGAGTTTGAAAGAGATGATGGTGAATCACTTATCCTTTTTGGTATTAGTAACCCTCGTTTCTTAAACCACTTCCATGAATCTGTTACTAACCCTAATCTGAAGGATGATGAGTTTGTTATTTGGGGTAACATAGTTACCTCAATGGAATCAGAATCAATTAAAATGACTCCTGAAGAGGTACTTGCTTCTGACTTTGCTAGAACTGAAGAGTCTATCAGAATCAACTTGCTTTGTGAGTATGATGAAAATAGCTCAGAGTTCTTCAATGCTCCAATGATTGTAGCTCCTAGACATGACATTAGTAGCATTTCACCACGCACTATATCAGCTCTAGGAATTGACTCAGCCTATAAAGGTTCTGATGGTATTACACTTGCACTGTCTATGTATGACACACAAGAGGATGCCCTTGTTAGGGTTACTGATACCATCAACTTAAGACCTGATGAATGGTCTGATGCAAGGTCTACAAGAGAAATTGTAGACGGTATAGAGCGTGTAGTTATGAAGTACAATGTAGTATCACTTGCTATTGATACAGGTCAAGGTTCCCACTTGATTGTAGAGATGATGAATAGACCATCTTTTGATAGGGTAACTATATATCCTATTGACTTTGGTGGAAGACCTACACCTGAGAAGGTAGCAAGTCATGTAGATACTGCATTAATGGCTAGAAATAGAAGAGCAGAGATGCACTTAGTCCTAAGACAGCTTATGCAAGAGAATAAAGTTGTGTTTGCTTCTGAAATTAAGGAAACTCTATTGACTCAGATGAGAGCTATACAGCTTAAGAACAAAGAGCTTGATAAAGTTACCCTAATTGGTAAAGATGTTATCAGACAAGTGCTTAAAAGGTCTCCTGATGACCTAGATGCTGTTATTCTAGCTGTTCATGCCCTAGAACTCTATATATTAGGTGTAGAAGGAGGTAATTAGTGGAAATTGATAGAAAAACTGGCTATGAACTCCTTATAAAAGACAATATAGGGATTCCTTCACAGCTAAATGAGATGGATAACACACTTACCTATGAACAAGTGCAATACTTGGTAACAAATATGCCTGGTATTAACACTATTCTAGAAGGTATTGTTGACTACATCTTTGCAGGTGATATGGAGCTTGTTAAGGATGAAGATAGCTCTATTGAGGGTGAAACTCTCAGAGATATGCTAGATTCACAAAATATCCAAGGAATTACAGTTATGGACATGTTTAAACAGCTCACAAGAGAGCTATTTGAACAAGGTGCTGTAGGTGTAAGGAAGATTCCTGCTAAACAAGCCCACAATGGTCATAAAGATAGTATTATGATTGTTCCTAAGAACTCTTATGACATCATTTTCAGAGAATCTGAAGAAATTCCACTTGTTTACATGCCTTTTATCTACATTCTAAGACGGTATCATGGATTAAATCGCAAGAATACTTGGATAAGGGCTTCTGAAGAAGTGGTAGATGATAGGTTTTACATTGATGATGATGGTAATATTGTCTCAAATGACAAGGATTCTGTAGCTTTAACCTCAGAAGACTTCACAAATATCACTATGGATGGTTCATTCATTGGTGTTAGTCCATTTGAGAATGATAAAAAGCGTACTCATCTAATTCTTCAACTCTTAGATTACTTTATTCATGATTTTCAACGTAATGGTGTTGGTACATTGGCATTTAAACATAATGAATCAATGCTTGCTAAGATGAAGAATGATGGAAATCCTTCAACATCAGCTAAAATCTTTGATACAAGTAATTCTAACGCTGTATTCAATGAAGATGTCAGAAAAGACAACGTAAAATCACTAGCAGACATGCTAGCAAATGTAGAGTATAATGACTCTATCATTTATTCTGACATCTTCAGTGATATGGAACAGTTGACTAGGGATTCTAAACCTAGTGATTACCTAAATCTCTTATCAATCCATGCTACACGCTTCTCTTGTCAAATTTATGGTGTTTCACCACAGGTATTTGACTTGGATGCAGGTACAGGTAACATTGGTAAGGATGAAGTCATTAAGACATTCATCATTCACAAGGTTATCCCTTGGAGAGATAAGATTGCAGTCAAGCTTACTGAAGTAATCAGGCTCATGGGTTACGAAGGTTACACCTTTAGGTTCAAAAATCAAGAAACTAAAGATTACTATGACTATGAAAAAGATAATTTCATGTCTCAGACATTTGAACGTATTCATGAAGCAGGATATACTGAAGAAGCTAAAGAATACCTTTATAAACATCTTCTAGAGGGGGAACAATGACAGTAACCAATTTTGACAAAAATGCTCAACATAGCATGATTGAAGCTATTGAGCAAGCACAAACCAAAGACCAACCTTTTATGGCTACAGGTAGTAATGACTCTCCTGTAGTTGTAGGTGATGTCAATAACATTGATGCTGAATCTGATTATGAAGCTAAGTTCATCTATCCTAAGAACTTTGCTATCCAGGGTAATTATACTGATACAGATGAAGGCAGAGAGGTTATTCGTGTATTTAAAGGGGTATCTATTACACCTCGTAAAGCTCGTAGAGTTCGTCATGCTGTAACTACACTTATCCTTTACTTCTCAAAAGTAAATACAACTACTGGTGAGCAAGAAATTATGTCTCTATCAGAAGTTACTGAAGTCTATTCTAAACTCAGTGATGAAGTAGTAGATGCTATGGAAACATTAGTACAGTATGGACTTGGTATTAGTGACTATGACATGGAATATCTGAGTGATGAATCGCTTGTAGTTCTGTCTAGTCAGCTTATTGACAAAAACTCAGGGTTTTTTCAATGAGACACTAAGTAGAGTACAGAAGTTAGTCTATGATGATGTGAATGGTAAAGTAACTAAGGAAGTAGATAGTAAATACTATGACACTCCTATAGATGATTACTTTGCCTACTGTCTTAGGATTGGTAAACACTTTGGTACATCTCCTAAAGATATATATGAGAATTGGTCTCTACCAATGGTTATAGTATCTTTTGTATGTATACACAATGAAGGTGTTACTGAGTTCGGTTATCAGCAAGATAGCATGAAGGACAATAAACCTAAGATAATTCATTATGAAAACAACTACATCTACAACATCACTGCAGATATGGTAGCTGAAATGGTTACTGAAGAGAAAGAAAGTAAGTTTGCTCCTGAACAGGAAGCACTAATGTCAATGTATGAAAGGAATTAAACAATGTCAGGAAGTTTGAAAGAGTTCTTTGATGGTAAGTATAGTGAAGTAAAATCACTTGGTAAAATTGATGATGCTAAAGTATACACTATGGAAGACTATGTGGAGCTTAATAAGCTAGATGAGCAGGTTAGAAGGAATGGTCTTGAACCTGCAGGAAACGCTATTAAAGTGCCACAAACTGATAGCCAAGGGTATTTGACTTCAACTCCAAGAGAAAGACTTGTAGTTAATGAATCAATTGCCTTTATCAACCGTATCAAAGTTAATAAAGAAGCTAAAACAATCTCTATTGTAGTTGACTATAGAGCTTGTACTGAGCAATCACAAGGAAGTATTTATACTCCATCTGTCTTGTCTTATGTAATTGGTAAAGTCAAAGAAGGAAAAGCTGATAAGTATGCTGTACTTAAAGTAGAGAATGTATCAGAACAAGACTTCATTAATGACTTCAAAGACCAACTTACTAATGATGATGCAAAACAGATGTATGAAGTGATTACTCACTATAAAAATACAGGTACATCTACTGGTATTAGTTTAGATGAGCTATTTTAACCAGTAATTAAAATAATCGGAGGTATGTGATGAAAGTAATCACAGCTAAAGTAGAGCTTACTCACAATGGAGAAAAAATTACTCTTAAGGGTACTGAAGCTCAGACTGCTCTACAACGTTTGACAGCTTGGGATGGTCAAGGTTCTGTAGCTATTAACTACACTGACCCTGCTACTAAGCAAGTCCAAGGAATCTTCATGTGTTGTGGTGACACTTGGAAACGACTTCCAAACGAAGTTGAAGAAAAAGAAGAAATGCCTTGCAAATGGTGTAAACCTTGTAACATTGGTGATGAAGAAGATGGTGCTATTACACCAACACCTGTTCCTCCTTCACCAGATATTGATAGACTCTAAGAGGTACATCTATGGCTAAAAAGAAAGAAGTTGAGGTAGAACTTCCTCAAATTACAGATGAATACCAACTTGCTCTTCAAGAACGTAGAGAAAGACAACTTGGTTTAGATTCTGCTCTTACTGAGGTAGTAACACCTGAAGAAATTGGTAGTAAAAAGGTAAAGGGAACTAAGAAGGATGAAGCTTAAGTATACACTGTCAAAACTGTTTCCTGATGGTAAGACCTTCAGAGTAAATTATTTAGATGGTAATATTGTTAAGCTTAAAAATGTTAGGTTTGAGTATGGTTCTACTTATGAGACTGAAGATGTAGCTCTTATTAAGTCAATTAAAGGACTCACTCAAAGATTCCCTGACAATGCTAGTAACCGTGCTTGGTTAGACAGTATTGATGTTCCTTATAACCCAGTTCCTTGTCAAGCTTGTGGTGGAAGAGTTATTAAACTAGAAGTACACCTATTTGACTTTAAGGAGGTCTAACATGAGAACATATAGACTAGCAGGTACTGTAGTTGATTCTGAAGGTGCTTTGTTCATGGAAGCTTTAGAGCAGGACTACATCTCAGCTAAAAATGTTGAGAAAATCCTAGCTGAAGCAGGTGGAGAAGAAGTAACCTTCAATCTTAACTCAGGTGGTGGTTCTGTTAATGCAGGTAGTGAAATCTATACTATGCTTTCAAGCTACAGTGGTAGAATTGTGATAAACATCACAAGCTTATCTGCTTCTATTGCTTCAGTATTTATGCTTGGAGCAGATGAAGTAAATATCTCACACCAAGCACAAATTATGATTCACCAACCACACTTTAGAAATGAAGAAACAGTAGACAAGTTAAGTCTTGAACGCTCACTAAATATGCTTGACTCTACTGAGAAATCAATCGCTAAAGTGTATATGAAAAAGACTGGTCTCAGTGAAGATGAAATCCTTGATATGATGTTCAAAGAGACATGGCTTACTTCAGACCAGGCTTTAGAGCTTGGGTTTGTTGATAACATCTACAATGATGCAGAGGAATCTGTAGCAGGTGTAGAAGACCTTGTAGCTATGGTATCTACTACAGGGAAACAGCTAGAGACTTTACAATTACTAAATGAAATGAAAGGCACTCCTATGGATAAGACATTCTTTGAGAAAGTAAAATCTCTTCTAGCAAACAATTCTGTAGATGATAAATCTGTAGAAACTTTAGAAGAGGTAGTAGATGCCCCTGAAGAGCCTTCTAAGGCTGATAAAGAGGTAGAAGGTACAAATACACCTGAAGAAGTAAAAGATGGCTCAGAAGAGCAATCAGACACTTCTGGAGAGGTTGTGAAAGATAAAGAAGAAGTAGTTGATGAAAAAACTGAAGAAGTTGAAGACCAAACTACAGAATTGCTTACACAAGCTCTTACTGAAATTCAAACACTCAGAGCTGAAAATGAAGAATTAAAAGCTAAAGTAGAAGCTTTGGAAAAAGAAAACAAAAAACTTGTAGCTAAGAGTTCTAAATCACAGTCAGTAGTGGATGAACTAAATAAATTGCTTAACAGTGAAGAAGCTAACGTAGTATCAGTTACACAAAAGGCAGAACCTACAAACATGATGCCTAAAGGATATACTGGTATTCGTTCAGGAGGACAAATTTAATGAGTAATGTTACTAATGACATTTATACTGAAGAAGTTGTAGGAGAACTTGCTACAGCAATTCAGAAAAACATGGAAAATGCAGGAGAAGGTCACAAGCTTCCTTTTGGAATTGCTAAAGACTACTCTAAAGCATTGCCATCATTGGGTGACTTTAACATCACATCACCAATGGTAGCTTCAATGCTTGAATCTATTGCAGAATCATCAATCGCTACCTTTGTTAAAAATAATAAAGGTAAGTGGGTTACTGAAACTTACACCTGGGGTACAACAGACCCAGATGATGGTCAAGGATGCTGTTTCACACCGTTTGAAATTCAAGCTTGTGCTGACTCAGCTAAAATCTTCTCACTTTGTTTGAAAGATTGTGAAACAACTCTTGACAAGATGATGAACTCAGCTCTTAAGTACAAGTCTAATGACTTGCTTAACTACTTCCAAAGAGCAGGAATGACTTATGAAGCTTCATTGCAATACATTGCATGGTTCTCATTTGCTTTCCGTACACAACGTGTTATTGCACAAGGTTTGGTAAACTACCAAGGTAAAGGTTTGAGACCTTTCCACGGTATCGCAGAAGTAATGTCACATCCTGCAGTTACTCCTATTCAATCAGGTGACATCCTTGGTGCATTTGCACAAGCAGGATGTATCCTTGATGTACTTAACCAAGGTACTTCAACTAACTATGCTATCTTTGTCCATCCAGTAGGACACACAGCTATTTCAGATGTAGTTGTTGAAGGTAAAAATGGTAAACTCCCTGCAGGTTGGGAAAGAGGTAACTTTGGTAGCTTCCACGGTACACCAGTGACTCTTAAATTCAAAGGTATTCCTATTGTTAAAGACATCTATGTACCTAAAGACTTGGAAGTAAACAACACATTTGAAGCTTACATTATTGACTTGTCAGTAACTAAAGTATCAATGGTTTACAAAGACTTGCTCATTCCTGCAGATAAAATCCGTCAAGGTACAACTCTTGAACCAGATTCAGACTGTAACTTTGTAGCTTGTGACATCTATGAAAATGCAGGTGTAGCTCACTCAGCTAACTATGCTAGAAACATCCTATTGACAGGTATGCCATTGTCAGCTAACTGTTCTGCAGGTGTATACACTCGTATCATGGGTGCTTTGGACGGTGAAGTTCCATTCCCAATGGTACACATTCCAAAAGCCTAAGAGGTGAGATATGTTACTAGATACCATTAAAAGCAGATGTGCTTGTATGAGTCAGGTTACTCAATCTGAGTTTGACACTATTTGGGGTAACTTTGTTAGGTTTCTAAGTAACATTACTTGTTGGGATGTTGCAGGAGGAACTATTGAGCAGTGCTGTAGAGTCCATACAATAGACTTAAATAGACCCCTCTGTAGCTACACTTGTATTCAAGTACATCCATATTGGAAAGCTATTAATCAAGACACAGTTACAGTGGAGTTAAGACAGTACAGCTCTAGAGGTGTCAATATCGTTCCTCTAGATAAAAGCTTGTTTACTTATGATGATATTGCTGATAAGTTCTTTATCAGACTAGATGAGCTTATGAACACTGAGGACAACTCTTGTGATAAGAATTGTTCTCACAATGTGTTAGTCATGAGATATGAAGCAGGATATGACCTTAGTAGTCCTGAGTGGAATGACTTAATTTGTCACTATCTCACAGGATATACTGCTATAGCTAATAACTGCATGAGTGTTGGTGACTGTGCTAATGTCAATAGACTATCAGCAGGGGCTTCTTTGGTACAAAAGGATGTAGATACTATTAAGTATGTTTGGGAGATTAACAAGGATTCACAAGAATACTTCTTCTCTCAGTTAGTAAATAACTTTTACAAAGATAGCCTAGGAAGATATTCTCTTTGTGGCAGAAGCTATAATCTAAGGACTGAAAAGCAAATTACAGTAGGAAAGAGTAAGTAATGAGAGTTAGATATAGAGGTGTAAATAGCCCTACAGGAAGGACTAGAAGAGGTGGTTGCAGTGCTTGTGGTCAATCTTCTATTGGTAGGACTGAAATGGCTCTCCTAGAGCCTTACAGATACTTCTATCATGATAGAGAGTTTAACTTCTACCTTGGTAGAGAGTATGATGTGCCTGATGAGTTAGGTAAGGCACTCTTGAATAAGTATAGTTATGTCAACGGTAACAAGCTACAAGCATTTGAAGAGGTTATCTAATGGCTAAAGATGTCTATATCTTTAGACATGGAACTACTAACCCACAATATGATGATAACGGTAGACAGCTTGACTCTACAGTTTGGGAACAAACAAACCAATTTACTTGTGTAGAAGTAGTTCAGTTCTACAATGCTTATAGGAACTTTAGTAAGGATACCTATGAGACAGAACAAGAGCTACATCATAAGCTATTCTATATTGAGGTTTGGAGACAATCCCAACAAAGAAACTATGATATTGTCCTAGGAGATTACATTTATGAACCTGACTTAGGTTATTGGTGGAAGATTCTAGCAGTATCACAGAATGAGGTCATGCCTGGTTGTTATTATCTAATCATCCGTGGTCAAAGACTTACGTCTAGAGAAGAGTATAAACTAAGAATTAGGGATGCTCTTACTGCAGATGAAAGTCACACAGGAAGATAATTGTGGTTAGGAGAAGAAGAACAGGTGATGCTGAGATAGATGCTTGGATTGAAGAAGAGATGCACACTGTAGTTCAGGAATTAAAAGTAGCAGTAGAAAACAATATACATGTGGATACAGGGGCATTAAGAGACTCTGTAACCATTGAAGAGAGTGGAGAGGACTTCTATGTAGGTATTGATGAAGACTTGCTTATAACTGACCCTAGAAACCCTAGAGGTAGGAATTATGCAAGGTATCATCATGACGGTACTTATAAGACTCCTGCCAACCCTTTCTTGGATAAAGCAATTAATCAGGTAGGTGCAGGATGAAGAGGAAGATTTTCACTAATATTAAGAGATGGCTTATTGAATATGGTATAGATATTCTAGACCTAATTCTAGAGCCTGTAGATGAGATGTCTAGAGACACAACCATTCGTTATGAGAATTTTATGCATGAACTCAATCGTCATTTCTCTACAGCTCAATTCTATAAGTCAAATTTCAATGCTCACCTACCACTATTAACAGTAGATGTATCAAATGTAGGTTACTCTTCACAGTGTTATTGTGAGTATCTAATTACTTTTAAATACCATTGGACTACCATTTCTGCTGACCAAGAGCTTATCTTAGAGAATACACCTGAAGGTAACTTAGACCTAGAAGATAAAGTAGACAAAAGATTAAAAGCTATGATGTTCTCTAGGTCTTATATTGAGAATGAAGTAGTTTACCGAGACATATTCCAAGACTTACAAAAATTACCTAACTTTGAAGACAAAATTTGTAATGTGGTTAGTATCAGTGACTATCCAGTTACATTTGAACAAGTAGATGATGAGATAAACACTATCTCAAAACAATTTAAAATTACTGTAGGAGAATGTGGATGATTAAAGAACAACCACTAGACCTAGACGCATTTTATGAGTCTAGACAAAAGCTTGCAGGTGAGAATGGTACTATGTACGCTCAACGACAACTTGCAGGAATTAGACAAGTAGTAGCAGAAGCTAAGCTCAACTCTGTAGCTAAAGCAGAAGCTAAAGAAGACAAAAAAGAAAAGAAAGGAGATAAGTAATGACACAAGGTTGTATGCCAAAGCTTACTCATCCTATGTATGGTTATGCTAAGCAAAACAAAAATGAAATCATTGGTGTTAGAGTATCTGAAAATATTAACTACTACACTGAGCTTTCAACTAAGAACTATCGTGAAATTACTAAGGGTGAGTTTCAATCATTTGATGCCTTGACTACACCTGAAGACATGATTAGATGTAATGAGAAAGCATGTCACATGACAGGTACACTTTATGTTAAACCAGTTGAAGGTGAAGCTACAGTTACCTATGACATCCGTGGTGATTACACTAAAGCAGGTTTTGGATTCCATTACTTGTATGTTACTTTCCTTGGTTCAGATACAGTTACAGTTGAAGCTAAAGTTTCAGACTTGCATGATGTAGAAGGTAAAAACTCTTACACATACGCTGTAGAACTTACAGGAGCAGGTCTAGCTACAGATGTGTTCCAAGTAGCACAATTTGACTTTGCTAACCCACTGTCAATTAAATCTCAAACAGGTACAGGATGGATTCCTTCAGAAGATGGTATCCATGTAGAGTACACTATTAAGCATAAAGACAAGGCTGATGCTCTTGTTAAAGAACCATTCGGTATCTCATCTATCAAGACTATTGCTTGTAAGAATGAGCTACACAAGTCTGATAATGTGCTTATCTCATGTTTGGAATCATTCACTCATGACATCTCACTTGGTGCTTCAGATGCTAGATGTTTCGGTTCAGGATATGACCCTTCATCTACTGAAATCACTACAAGTATTTCAGGTGCTACTCGTTCACTTAATGACTTCTGGTTGAATCCATTGGAGTCTAAAGGTGGAACTATTGTAGCTGGTATTCCAACTACAAGAGTATTTACTGTTAAAGGTAAAACTGTTAATGGTACTGAGTATGGTTACATTGAACTTGCTGACTTGTATCCAACTTGTAACTCAGTAATTATCTCTCTTGGAGAAAACTGTAATGGTGTATATCTTGAACCACTTCAAGTACCATCTGTAACTCCTGTAGACCCTAATGAGTTTGTAGCTATCTCAAATGTTAAGGCTCAGGACTTTGGTACAGTGTATGTCAATAAGAAATACATCAACCGTGAAGTATTGGTTACTTATGATGCTGAAAAAGAAGTAGAACACTTTGAAGCAAATGAAGACCGTCTTGATTCATTTGAAGCTGAGTTCACAGTACCTCGTGTAGCTACTAATGGTAAACGTGAATACCTCAGATTCTATGGTATCATCACTTCACACTCTGAAGAGTTCAATAACTCAGATGAAGTCAACTTGTCACTAGAAGTTACCTTTGTTCGTAGAAATGGTAAATTCTATGACCGTTATGTAGAAGCTTAAGAAAGAGGTAGAGTATGGCTCAAAGGCAATTAAGGGTACAAGTTACCTCCCAGGTAGATAAGAGCCTTACTGACCTTCTGAGCAAGTTAGATAAGTATTCTAAAGGTACTACTATAATTGTTAAGGCAGTAACAAACAGTAAGGATGTTATTGCCTTATTTAATACTGTCAATAAACTTAAAAACAAACGTGTTAGAGTTGATGTTGACAGTAATGGTAATAAGGTACTGAAGGTACAAAAAGACTTGCTAGCTCTTAAGAACAAGACAGTAAGTGTTAAGGTAGATGCAGACACTAGAAGCATTACTAAGGTATCCTCAGACCTTAATGGTCTTAAGGGTAAAACCTTTAAAGTAAATGCTGACTTATCAGGTATCAATAAAGCTAAAAGTGATATTGATGCTATTGATGATAAGGTCAATAAGAATAGAACTGTCAAAATTCATGGTGATACATCAGGTCTTACAGCTATCTCTAATGCCTTAGATAGCATTTCTAGTAAAGTATTGGCTCTATCTGCTAGGGGAGCTTTGAACATTGGTAAAAGCTTTGCTAAAGACGCAGGAGAGCTCTATGATGCTCAGAATGAATTTGTAAACAACATGAGGTCACTAGACAATCCTCTTAGTGACAAAGAAATCAACTCAACACTTAAAAACCTTTCTAAATATGGTGCTCAAACTAAGTACAATGTAGCTGAGCTTACAAACTTAGCAGGTGCATTGAAAGGGGCAGGATTTGATAAGGAGTTTGGAGGTTTTGATAACCTAACCAAAAACCTTGCCAATATCTCAGCCCTTGCTAGTAGCCCTTCTAATGCCTTAAAACGTGTATCTACACAGATTAAACAGATGTCTCTAGATGGTAAAGTCTTAGCTAGAGACTGGAATCCTATTAGGGATGCAATTGGTGGTACAGCTACACAAAAGGTTGTGCAGAAGT